GGGGTCTAAAGCCTCAGCTTCAGTTCTTGTTCTTGGCTTTGTGAAAGATTTTTCTCGCGCAAAGCTAGGTATGATTGAAGTGGCTAAGCTTGTCATTAAATTTGTAGAGCAAATTGTTAATTTCTTTCGTGAAAGTTATCTTGATTTGCCTTCTATTAAATTTATTGATTCTTGTTCTAAGGAGATTGATATGTTTTCTGAAGATGTTCGTCTGTTAGCCTTCAAATTTAATAGAGGGTCTCTTCCTATGACGGAAGCTACTTATTCTGAAATTTCTGTTGTTTTAGATGTAGGTAAGCATATGCTTAAGACTATTCCTAAGGATAAATTTACTGAGGCATCTCTTCGTTTGATACACGAGGACTGTAATATTTTGCGAAAGATTTTGGTTGAACTTGAACGTTCCGATGTTACTCTCAAGGGTATGCGGCAAGAACCTGTTCCTGTTCTTTTGGCCGGTGGTCCTGGTACTTGTAAATCAGTTGCCGCTATATACTTTTGCCATGCAGTTGTTGGTGATGTTTTAAATGAAAATGAGAGGCTGGAATATGAAATCAATCCTGGTCCTTATATATATTCTCGTAAGCAAGAGAGTGTATTTTTCGATGGACTTACTAATAAGGCTAAGATCGTTTTTTATGACGACCTTTTGCAAGCTCGAGATGCGGCTGGTTCGCCAGCTTGTGAAGCTATGGAAATTATTAGAATTATTAATTCTGAAGAGTATAATGCCCATATGGCTCATCTTGAAAATAAAGGTAACGTTTATCTCCGTCCCAAGTATGTTGTCGCTACAACTAACCAACCTGATTTACAATCTAATGCGATTATTTCTAATATTGCTTTGAAACGTCGTTTTAAAAATATGAGTTTTGTTGTTGTTCCTAAAGCTGCTTATACTAGGACCGAGGATCTTAATAAAGATTTGTGGTCTCGTAATATTGATTATTCAAAATTGCCTGTATCAACTATTAAAGGATTAGATTATCCTGAGTTGAAGGGCTTGGAAGTTACAGACCTTCGTCCTGAACATTTAGAGTATCATAGATATGATTTAGTTACTCGGGAATATGGTGAGGTGTTGTCCTTTGATCAAGTTGTTTCAGAAGCTCGTAAGCTTGAGTTTTTGAAGCGTAAGCAATTCGCTTTGCATAAAGAGAATTTTAGGAAATTTGTACAAAAGTATTCAAGTATTTATGATACTGTTGTTGAGGAGTTTGTTCTACCTGATGATTATAGTTATGATCCTGAGGTGGATGGTGATTCCGACGAAGACGATGATGTATTCATTGATAGCTTGCTAGCTACTCGCAGTATGCGTAACGATGTTGAGAATCTTTTGTGCAGAGATTCGGTTTATGCACAAAAACTTTTTGATCTTGTATCTCGGGATAGATTTTTTTCTCATTCCGATGATATTGTTGATATTCTTTTAGATAAAGTTGGTTATCGTCAATTGATGATAGATATTTTTAATCGTAAAGATTATCCCCAAGATCATTTTGTATCTAAGCCCCCTAAGAAACTTGTTGTTAGAATTAGGGAAAGTGTTCAAAATTATGTAGAAATGTTTTTGGACATGGTTCCTAGTTGGCAACATGTTAAAATGTATCTTATTGTGAATGCTCCTTCAATTATAGGAGTGTTGAGTTTTATAGTACATTGTGGTTTATTTACTATGTTTGCGAAATGGGTTTATAATTGGTGGACTGGTAAGACAGCTCCACAATCTTTTGGATATAGTCAGAAGTTGCGTACCCCTAAGACTAAGGATAGTCGTTTTTTCAAGAATGCAGCAGCGATGAAAGCCGCTATGATCCTTCATCCTCAAATGGGGGTTGTTCCTCAATTTGGTGAAGATTCCACTGGTATAGATTTAATTGAATCTATAGCCAGAAAGAATTGTTTCAGATTTGAAACTCTCTCTGATGAAGGAGATTGGCGTACTTTAGGTTCTATAACTTTTATAGATGGTAGAATTGGTTTAATGCCATACCATTTTATTTTAAAGTTATTTAATGGAGTTATGGAAGATCCTGAAAGAGCTAAGAGGCCTGTGCGTCTCAGTCATGGTTCTGATGAGAGTAATCCTGGACTGCTTTTTACTGTTGCTGATGTTATTAAAGGCCATAATGTTGGTTGTCTTGCTGATAAGGATTTGGTGTTAATTGAATTCCCTCGTCAGTTTCCTGAGCGTAAGAGAATTGTTCAATTCTTTGCACGTCGTAACCAGCTCGAATTTAATAATGTTAATCTTGAGATTGTTCTTGCAAATGTCTCCAGAAATAGAGGCCTTTATTTTGGTAGAGGAAAGAGATTTTCTGATATTTTTGCCATAGATGAAAAACATTTTGGTGTTGGTTACACCATTAAAGAGTCTTTTGTTTATGATATTCCAACGAAATCTGGTGATTGTGGCAACTTGATGGGCATTTTGAATCCTTCTCAAAAAGAGAAGTTGTTCGGTGTTCATGTTGCTGGTAATACTCATTATGGCGATGGTTTTTCTTCTGTAGTTACACAAGAAGAATTACTTGAAGATCTTAAGTTGTTCGCTCCTCAAATTATTTGTGAAGAACCTGATTTTATTGTTCCACAATGTGATGATCTAGAAAAACCCTTGCGTTTTGAAATTTTGGGTCGTGTTAATAGATATCCCATGCGTAATACTAATACCGCTATACGTAAGTCTAGAATGTATGGTAGCTTGGGAGATAATGGCTTGAGTCCTGCTATGTTGAGACCCTTTTTGCAAGAAGGTACTCTTATTGACCCATTGCTTAATGCTCAAAAGAAATACTGTCAACCAGATATTTTGTTTGATCATGATTTGGTTCAAATTTGTTGTCGTGACTATTTTGATCATTGTGATTGGGTTGAGAAATATCCTGTTGATAAGCGTATATTTAGTACTTTTGAGGCTATATATGGTCTTGATAATGATGTTGATTTTGGCTCTATAAGTTCCAGTACTAGTGGTGGTTGGTCTATTGATCCTACCGGTGGTGATGTTCTTAAGAAAAATTTATTCAGGTGTTCTATTGATACGCCTGAGTGGCAAAAATTTTACAAGGAAGTTTGTAAGCGAGTTGATGAAGTTTTGTTTAAAGCCAAGAATAATATTCGTATGTTCCATGCTTTTACTGATAATCTTAAAGATGAACTTCGTGAGATTGAGAAGGTTCATTTAGGATCAACTAGACTTTTTTCCGGTAGTGAATTTATTTATCTTGTTGCTTTTAGAAAGTATTTCGGTGCTTTTTCTCTGTGGTATATGAAAAATAAAATTTATAATGGATCTTCTATAGGGGTTAATCCCTATTCTTCTGAGTGGAATTCTATAGCTAATCGCTTGATAGCTATTAGTGCTTCTAATATTTTGGCGGGAGATCATGCTAAATATGATGGAAGTCAGAAACCTATTGCCCATCTTTTCATTTTAGATGAGATTAATAGGTGGTATGACGATGGTCCAGATAATGCTCGTATTAGATCTATTTTGTGGATGGAAATTTATAATTCCAGACACATTATTGATGGTTTGATATATGAGTGGTTAAGTGGACTACCTAGTGGCCATCCTTTCACTATTATTGTTAACACAATTTATAATCACATGATAGCTAGGTATAATTGGTGTCGTTCAATGTGTGATATGAAACAGTTAGATCCTCATAAGGCTCTTGAACTGTTTCGTGATCATACATACACTATAGCTCAAGGTGATGATATTGCTGCCTCTGTACATGACGAGTACAGAGATTTATATAATGATGTAATTTTCTCTAAGTATTCGAAAGAGTTGGGAATGAATTATACTAATGAAACCAAGAGTGGTACTGTTGTACCACTCCGTTCATTGAGTGATATTGAGTTCCTTAAACGTTCTTTTGTTTACGATGTTAGAGAGAATCTTTTTATTGCTCCTCTTAGACTTAATTCCATTTTGAAAATGGTTGATTGGACTAAAAGGAAAAATAAGAATACTATAGTCGCGGATAATGTTGTTACAGCTCTTCGAGAGTTGTCACTACATAATCGTGAAGTTTACGATGAATACTCTAAGAAAATTATTTATTCTTTTAAGAATAAATATCCTTTTTTGGAAACTTCGGAACCTTTAGATGTTGAGTTTCAGCGTAGGCGAGAAAACGTTCTCGGCACTGCTGCTTATTTTTAGACTTATGTGTTCACACTTTGATACATTTTACAATGTGTATTTCAGTTTATTTTAATTGTATGCTTGGGAAAGGAACCCTGACTTTTTATTTCAATAAGAAATGATTACTGTATTTTTGGGATACCCATGTGATAATAAAATCCAAATTCTAAAAATCACTAAGGCTTTAAATACTTTAAGTTGTTACCTATTTAGGTTTACTATTCAGACGCAACGTGAGCATTCCTCACAATGTCAGAGAACTTTGGTACGGTTACCGAGCTTGAGTGTGCTTGGATACTTAAATTATACACTTGCTTCAAATAACAATAATAGCGCATCCACCAGTGCTTCTCAAGGTGGCGTAGAACCTTCGGGTTCTGCAAATCTGTTTCCTATTCAGGATTCAGATGGCATTGGTAACATTGATACCACTGCCACAACTCAATTTGTGGCTGATAAGAACATTGTTTCTTCGGAAAGAATGCTCTCAACTCAAATTGATCGTTTGGTTTTTGATTCTTCATCTGATCTTACTTCTCAGGAAATTAAGACCTTTTTGTCCAAGCCTGTTAGTGTCGCTACTGGGAATTTCTCTACTACCGATACTTTTTCTACTTTCCCTGGTACCAATAATCCTTCGAATTTATTGTTCAATACAATTTATTCGAATAAAGTTTCTGGTTACTTAGGGTTTAGAGCTACTACTGTTTTTCGTATAGTTGTTAATGCAACTCGTTTTCAACAAGGTAGATACATTATGGCGCATTTACCTTTGGGTGGTGCTGATGCTTCTGATGCTAGTACTGCTACGTGGGTTAATGATCATTTAGCTACTATGGTTCAGAGAACTACTGTTCCTCATGTGGAAATTGATTTGTGTTGTGATACTGAGGCTACTATAAGGATTCCTTATAATAGTGCTTTGAACTTTTTTCCTTTTGGTTCTTTGACTTCTGCTAATGACTACGGTAGTTTAGGATGGCTTTTTGTTTATCCCTATGTAGCTTTAACCGATGTTTCAGGGACTGGTACTGCTGGTTTTACAGTTTATGGATATTTTGAAGATGTTGAATTAGTTGCTGCTGCTGTTCCTCAGTCTGGTAGAGGTTTTACTTCTGTTAAACGAGGTAAAAATGAAACGGATAAAGAACAAGATTCAGTTGGAATGGGTCCTATATCTTCATCTCTGATTAAGGTTAGAGACGCTTCCACTATTTTAGCTAGAGTGCCTCTTTTGAGTGCGTATGCTAATTCTGTTTCTTGGTTTGCTGATATTGGAGCTTCAGCTGCTAAAGTTTTTGGTTGGTCTAAGCCTGCTAATTTGCAGGTTTCTCAAAGAGTAACTCAAAATTATTTGCCTTATGCTGCCAATACTGATGGTCCTGATAATTCTTTTCCATTATCTCTTTCTCAAACTAATTCTGTTGGAACGGCTGTTGGTTTCTCTGGCACTGATGTTGATGAAATGGATTTTTCTTTTTTGGCTACTATACCTGCTTGGTCCTTTACTTTACCTTGGACTACTGCTCAAGTGACAGATACAACTATAACTTCTTTAGGAGTAGGTTGTGTAGGTGTAGCACAAACTGTTGTTAATGGTGGTACCTTTAACCACTATATACCTTACCAGTTTATAGCTAGTCATTTCCAGTTTTGGAGGGGGTCTATGGTTTTTAAATTGAAATTTGTTAAAACGGAGTTTCATAGCGGTAGGTTGTCTATTACTTTCAGTCCTTTTTGTACTGATGTTACGACTGCCACTACTCCTAATCTAGCTAATTCTTCTTATCTTCATAGACAAATCATTGATATTCGTGAAACTAATGAGTTTACGTTTGTTATTCCTTTTATCAGTGTGACTCCTTATAAGAAGAATGCTGCCTCTACCGGTTTATTTAGTATTACTGTTTTAGAACCTTTGAAGGCTCCTTCTACAGTCTCTTCTACAGTTAATATTATTATTGAGAGAGCTGCTGGTCCCGATTTTGAGGTAGCTGTTCCTGTCAATAATCCTTTGCAATATTTTGCTGGTATTACTCCACAATCTGGTGGAAATACCTCAGTTGATGTTGGGTCTAATGAGTGTTCTCATTTTGATTCCACCATTGGTAGTTCCGCTTTTAAGAGTGATAATTACCTCAATTCTTTGCATTGTATTGGTGAGCGTATTTCATCTTTGAGGACTCTTCTCAAATTGCCTTGTCAACTTATAAATAATGTAGTACCTACTGCTAATTTATATATACACACTCAACCTTTTGCTATTTCTAGTGGAACTGTTGCTGGAGCGGTTAATACTTCTCCTTCAGTTCTCAATGATTTTTATAGTCGTTTTGCTAGTTGTTATGTGTATTCTAGAGGCGGTGTTAGATTGAAGTATTTGGATAATACGGCTGTTACTTCTCCAAATCCTATAGCCATCTATCTTGATACTCGACCAGCTACTAATACTATTAAAGCTAGTGTAGTTACATATTCTGCTACTGATGCAGTAGGTACTACATTTTCAGCTAGTAGGTTGGGAGTTCCTGTCGTTTATTATAAAGCTGGTTATTCTGGAGAAGTTCAGATTCCTCAATATCTTAGATTTCACAGCAGACTTAATTCTGATTGTGTAGCCAACGCTATCAATCTCTATAATAATAATGTTCGTGCTATTACTGGGGATTTAACTGTTACTAGGCAATTTTTGCCTAATGCAGCTTCTGATGCTGGTATATTACGTAGTGGATCTGATGATTTGAACTTTGGAGGTTTCCTTTCGGTACCTCCAATGTTTGCTTATGCAGTTTAAAACTAAACATAGAGTTTTTCATGTTCTCTATTTTGAAATACATGACGTTTAGATGTTCGTTAAAACACACCCCTGATATATGGGTGTCTATATATTAATTGACCTTTTAGAGTTAACGATTTACGGTTTTCGTTAGCTTGACTCTGTGTTTCCTCCGTTGAAATATGGGAAGCAGAGACTTAGCAAGCTTTATCACCGCTTGCTGGGGCCCACCTATGCGTGAAACTATGATAGTTACATGTGCATATAATCCTGTCGCAATTTGTTGCGTAACGATTCCACGCTTAGGTGGGATTATATTGGACTTAGTGTAGCTTAGTTTCGGTTCGTTGAAAATCGAACTTTGCCCGGCTCCTGTGGCTTGACAAC